GGCAGACCGTACACCGTGGTACCGCTGATGGGGTCAATCAGTTGGAACTGGTTAGCCTGCTCAGGGTTGTAGTGGAACAGATTTGCTCCTACAAGGTACTGCTTGTAAAGCAGGAACGTGTCCACACCCATCGCAAAGAAACGGTCGGGGCGGGAAAGGATGGCCTTGCCGTCGGTGCTTTCCTGCGCCTGAGTAATCATCTTCAGGATTGCGTCGTCGATGTTGCTTGAGGTCAAGCTGGTGAGCTTAGTCCATCCGCCGCCTGTGGTCGGGTTGCCTTCGATGGGGTCGCCTGCTCCGCCGAATCCGAGTGCGCTCAAAATGGTGTTGAAGCCGTCGAATTGGTTGTTTACGATGGTTCCCTGCCAGATGTCTGTTTCCAGTTCGTTGGCAATCTTCGCTACCTTTTCCTGCCCGATAACCTCGGCAAAGGGCAAGGTGTTGTCACCGGATGAACCTGCTGCCATTTGGGTTTGCATCCACTTGGTCTTCAGCGTTTTCGGGCACAGGGTTTCGTAAACGAGAATATCGCCTACGGTCAGAGTGCGCTTTGAAAACGTGGTGGTTCCAGAGGTGGTCGGCTCGCAGCCGTTGGCTTGGAAGAAAACTGTTGAGTCAAGAATGTTGAGGTTATCGCTGGTCTTGATACCGGGAATCACCTGCCCGGCTCCCTGAAGGAGCGCGGCGGTGGGAGCGCCAAAAAGCGCTTTTGTGAGTAACGGGAGGGAGTCTTCCTTGCCGTACCCGTCGAGGTCATTGAGGTTAAATGCCATAGCTTATTTGTTGTTTTTGAGATTGCGGAGATTTTCGGCCACCTTAGCAAGGCGGTCTTCGGTGGATTGCGCTGTGCGTCCGAAGCCCTGCGGCTTCTTCACAGGTTCAGCGGCGGGGATAGCGGAAAACTGCTCGATTACCTCAAGCGTCTTGCCCTGTGCGGTGGTCAGGCGGTCAATAGCAGCGGCCAGCTTTGCAAGCGCGGCTTCCTGAGCTTCAAACTTGGCAGCGTATTCCGATTTGAGCGCGGAAAATTCCGCCTTCATGTCTTCGCCGTCCGGCATTTCTTCGCCTTCCTTCAGCATGATTTCAGTCACGATACCGCCTTCGGTGGTAACAAGTTGGCCGTCGGCTGTTTCGTGCGTGCCGTCCGGCGCGGGTACGAACTCACCTTCGGGGGTCTGAACTTCAAGCAGTGCGCCTGATTCGAGCGTTTCACCCTGCCAGCGGATAACGGTTCCGTCTGCGAGTGTGCCTTCACCGAACTTTGCGGGTTCTCCAGCGGGAGCGGCAGGGGCTTGCTCGCTGAATCCAAGCAGAGCGCGGATTTGGCCGATTGTTGATTTATGATCCATGTTGTTTGAATAGTTGCTGAGTATTTCGTGGATTGCCGCCATCGCTTCGGCGTCTTCGTCGGCGGGGCGGTCGGTGAAATAGCCTTCGATGCTGAAGCCTTTGAACTCGCCCGATTTAACCTTAGCCCATAGCGCATCGTCCTGCACATAGTACGACAGGAACCAAGAGCCAGCGGGCGCGTCTTTCCATGCTTCCGGCGGATTGATGCCTCGCACGGGGTCAGTGATGAAAGATTCGAGCAGGAACAGGCCGCCAACGGGGCTGCTGTGTTCAGCATTCACCGCGTTGTATTTGCCTTGGGTTGCCCACATCCGGACAGCCTTTTCAATCGTGGCCGCGCTAAACTTCACCATGAACTCCGAGCCATCAGGGCCGCGCCTGTAAATGGGCTTTTCAGCCAGCATGGCCGGGCCTGTGATGATGTGCTTTTCTTCGGATTGAATCGCGAAGGTGAACGGCTGGTCTTGAGCGTTGAAGGCGTGGAAATTTTCCTCGATGGCAGGGGAGGACACAAGCGATACCTGTGTCAGGCCGTCACCTTCGTTCAATTCCAAGTAATAAACTGGTAAGCCCTCCATTACCTACAATGGCGGGTTTCAAAAAGTGCGGAAGTTTTTTAGAAGAACCCCGGCTGCGCTTTACTTTCCTTCGCTACCAATTCAAAGGAAAGGCGGATTTTTTCGCCCGTGGATTCGCCAAGGTATTCCGCCAAATCCTCGAAGGCTTGGTCGTTTATGACGCGGCTAAAGAATCCAGTGCCCTCGCTGTTGTTGCCGTAAAAGCCCTTAGCGTGAATTTTCTTAGCTATGGCATGGGCTAATGATAGGTTGCGCTCCTGCACCGTCTGGCTGCTTTCCTGTGCTGACTGCCTTACCTGAATGCCTTTCGATGCTATCCACTCTTGCAAGCTCCTGATTATCGAGCCGTCCCCGCTGTTGCGGGTGGGCTTGCGGCCACCGTCCACCCATTGCCATTCTTCCTGTGCTGTGATTCGCGCAATGACTTCGTTCCCGCGCTCGATTATCTGAGTGCCTTCCGGCCCTAAAGACTGCCAAAGCGAACCCGACGCGAAGCCGGGGCGGGTGTTTTTGCCCTTCGGCCTGTTACTCAGTAGCGATTGTTGAAGGTCTTTCGAGGTTTGCTGTGTCCATGCGAACATCAGGTCGGAAAGCGTGTCTCCAGTCATGGTAGGCTGTTCGATTTCAGCCCTGCCCATCTTCGCGAAGGCCGCCCGCTGCATGGCTTGGAACTTGCCGTTCATATTACCGATACCCCCCTGTTCTGCCTTACCCGGCGCTGTGTTCCGGTTATGTCCCCTTCGGTGACGTACACGCGGTTATCGAATGAGCCTGCAAATTGAGTGCCGCCGCCAAGGGTTGAAGATGGCATGGAAGGGGCTTGCAGGTTGCGGCCTGCGTTTATGTTTCCGAGGTTGCCTCCGCCGCCGCCCTGCTGCACGTTGCCGGATTTCACGATGCGAATCGCCCGCGCTGAGTTGGTGAGGATGGCAGCGGATATTGCTGCAAATTTAGCAATACCTGCCAGACCGCCCGTGGCCACGTTATCGCCGCTCATGGATTGGGTTACAGCCAACGCGCCGGATATTGCCTTGCCTGTGTCGTATGCAATTTGAGCCAGCGCAATCGCTTTGCCTACCTTGGAATTTTCGCCTGCTATTTGTGCTATGGCGCCAAGGCTTGCAAGAACGTCCTTTTCAAGCTGCTGTTTTAGTTCAGCCTCGGTTTTAGCTATTGTCTTACGCTCTTCGCTTGCTGCCTGAGCGTCTGCGAGCCGTATACCTTCGATAGCCTTTTCAACTTCTATGGTCGAGGCTCCCGCGTCTTTAAGCGCCTGTAATTCGTTGATAAGCCGCTGCTTTGTAATTTCGGCCATGCGCTTCTCAAGGTCTTCTTTTGAAGTAGCAGCACGCATAGCGGCCAATTCCTGCTCATCGTAAAAGCCCTTCACATAGGCCAGCTCGTTATCGAGTGCCTGTTTGCGCATCTGCTCCGCCCATTGCGCGTCTGCTATCCTTTTCTTTTCAGCCTCTTGGGCAATGCGTATGCGTTCCTTTTCTGCATCCTCAGCCTGCTTTGTTAGCTTATCCTGTTCTTCCTTTTGCCTGTCTTGTTCGGCCTTCGAAGCCGCCTTACGTTCCTTTTCTGCATTAGCATCAATGGCCTGTATTGCAAGTTTGTGGCCTGCAACTTTATTCTCCATGTCCGTCAAGGCTTTTTCCTGCTCCCGCTGTGTTTCTTCAGCCGCCTTTTGTTCCTTTTCCGGGTCGAAAACAAGGCTAACCATTGCATCCTTTGTTTCGCTGAACACCTTAGCCAGCCCTGTATCGTAACCAAGCATCGACGCCAGCTTATCGACGAGCTTCAGCAGCCATTCAGATGGCTTGGTTATGAAGTCCAGAATCCCGCGAAGGATGTCTTTGTTGCGCTGCGCCGCCTGTATCTGCTGTTTTGCCTGAGCCTTGCCCGTTTCAATTACCGCCCTTTGATTGTCAATAGCAGTCTTCAGCGCCGCAATCTTCATTTCAAGGATTTGCCGCTCAGATTTGCCCTGCAACTTCAAGATATTGTCCTGTGCATCGAGGGCATCCACGTTGTCCTTCGATGCCTTCAGCCGCGCTTCCTGCGATTTGGCTAATTCCTTATCCGACTTTGAAACGCCGTCGATGCTAAGGTCGAGCTTTTGGAATAGCGCGATTAACGCCGTCACCCCCGCGATAATCACACCGATACCCAAGGCCATACCAATCGCACGGGCCGCGCCCGCCGCCGTGGTAAACGCTGGCACAACCTTGGAATAAATCATCTTCGGAATATTTCCAAGCTGAAATTGTACGTCCTTCAGCGCGGATATTCCCTGAGCGAAAGCCATTGCTCCTTGCACGCGCGCCATCGACTTTTGCAAATCTTCACTTTCCGAACCTAACAACGCCGCTGCGCCCTGAGCCGCTGCAAACCCGTTGGCCAGCGTGGCCGTGATGTTCGCGAACTTTTGGAAGCGGTCAGGATGCAAGCCCTTAACCGTGGCGTTGAAATCATCCATCTGATCGCGTAGTTCCGCAACCTTCTGCGCCGCCTTCACCGCTTCGGGGCTGGTCTGTCCGAGCGCTTGAGCTAATCGGAAAGCTTCCTGCTGCGCTTCTTTCAGTTGAGCACGAAACGACTTAACGCTTTCATCTCCCTTTACAGAGGCTTGCACCTCAACAGGGGTTACTATCTTCTTTGCCATTATGGTTCTTGAATTAAAACTATGTTCCAATCCGCGCCGCTCCACTCGATTGCAGGACGGAATTTGTCACCCGTGGATGGGTTACCAATGTCTGCGTAATTCATATCTGTAAGCCCCCGCGTAAGGTCTACAAATGTTTTCAGGTTGCGGGCGTTGCTGCCATCGTTTGAAGCCCAGCCGAAGCGACGTACGGGGCGGTCAAACCCGCCGCGAAGGTCAGGAAATCGGTCATTGTTGTCGTCCTTAATATCAAACCCCCCGCCTGCTGTTCCTGTTTGCGGGGTAAATACCGACGATGTTTTGAGTTTAAGGAACTCGCACACAACAAGGTCTGACCCTCCCACGGGGTAATCGGTAATCTTATTAAGTCTGAAGTATTGACCGTCAAAAAAGTAAAGGTCTCGAAATAGCCACCTTTGCCACTCCGCGGGGGTTATGTAAACCCGAACGCGAACAAGTTTGCTGTTGCGGTCCGTAATCTCGTTAATGTATTTACGCCAATTCCGATTATACAGGTTGTTGTTTGTGTAGTTGATTCCAGCTGGCAAATTGATGTAAGCGGGCATTCCGAAGCACAGGTCTTTTGTAGGCGTAAATGGGTTGTCCAGATGGCCCGCGTGCGGATAGCCGTTTTCAATTACTTCACAGTTTACATTATTTAGGTATGTGAATTGGTCGCAGAGCAGCCAAGTTGCCGTGGTAATTTTACCGGACCAATAAAGCAGCCGCAATTCAGCAGCCGCCTTGTCAGCCGTGGTCATGGATGCGATACGAAACTCGCCCCCAGCGTGAATGTATGGCGTGGATGCAAATGATGTTTCGATTTTCTTTTCCTGCTGTATGAACTCGTTATCGACTAATATGCGAGCTTCGCCGTAAACGGTTCCAATCGCTTTGAAATAGTCTTCGCTGTCAATGTCTTTGCCTTGCGTATATGTAAATACATACGGGTTGCCGTCAAGCTCTCCCATAGGCGTAATTTCAAAAGGCTGGCTCCTGTCAATAATCCCGGTAATATCATGCACAACCGTATCGCGGTAAAACTCATCACGGGGCGCTATGTGTAAAACATTAGTTCGGTCCGTTGCCTCAATGTATAGGTTATCAAACCGAATAAGGTCTTGCAAGAATTTGTCCTGCTGCCAAGGTCCGGCTGAAAAAAAGCTGTTAAAGTTTACCGTTTGGTCTTTGCCGTAGGATTGTTGTAGCGCCCGAATAGTTAGTGAAGAACCCGACTGAATGGTTAAAGTAAACCCGGAAAGAATTGTTGTTGCGCGGCTGGTAAGGCTGGCATCGTAAACATTTTCAAGCCTGATTTCAATTTCTTCGCCATCCCCTGCATATACGTCAAATACATCATAAGGGGCTTCGCGGCTGGCTCCTACAACGGCCTGATTGACCATGATTCCTACTGTGAAGCGCTCAACAAATCGGCCTCCAACGTAACAGGCAAATGCGGCTGATAGGTAAGGGTATGTAACATCACTAAGGCCCGATACGTTTATTTTGATTCCGACGGATATCCCATACTTTGCCCCGCCCGCCGGGCTGGTATACTTACCCGTTGCAGGGTTATAGTTGCCGCCGACGTCGCTCACTTCGTTATTGAAAACGATTGTTTGCCCTGCGGTATAAGTCGCATCCGTGGACCGGGTGGCCTGTGCATACCGGGCGTTTACTTGGTCTTCACTCAGTTGCGCATAACCGGGAAAAGGTATTACCCTGCTTTTGAACTCGTCGGAATTAAAGAAGCTGTCGGACGTGTAGCTGTACCCCGCATCCTCGAAAATCTCATCAACAATACGCTTCGCAAACACGCATGGTAAGAAATCATCCACGGCCCAAATGGAGTAGGGTCGTTCTTGCCTTCCGCGGTCAATCATCGGGTAAACGTACCCGTCCGCCCAATCATGCGACCATGAATCTTTAATTGCGGTTCGGCTCAGGGTGTGGTTCAGGTCGGAAAGGTCTATTTCAGACAGGCGCTTGTTGCGAATCTTAGCGAAGAAGTCAGCCGCTACTCCGTGAACGCTCACTTCATATTCGATTTCACCCCCGCGCACGATTGCGATGTTCAGCAGCCGCACAAACCCGCGCACCTGCTCCACTTCATCGACGGTAATAAGGGCCGCCGCTTTCTTGTTCGGGTTAAAGTCCGGCGCGAACTGGGTACCCGTGTTGAGCTGCTCCTGTGCAATGTCGAAGATGTGGCCGAACACCCGGTTGTTATTCGCGGTGCCGGGTATGCGAAACGTCTTGCTCCAATCGCTCGACCGCTTTTCCGGCTCCCGTATGTCTGCGATTTCACGCGTAATTAGCAGCGGTTCGTCGGCTGTCAGGTCAACTTGGCGCCCTTCGATAAAAAAGCGCATCATAACCTTTGCCTCCGATCCACCAAGGCGCGGCGCATTCGCACGGTGTACTGCACCAGCCCGTCGCGGTTGTAGCGTCGTTCAAACTCAGCCCCCGGCA